TCAGATAATCTCCCAGTGTCCTTGTCATAATGTAAGTAGGTACAAATACCAGTCTCTCCTGTATATCTATTTTTTAAACATCTAACTGTCATAATATCTTTATATTCATCAGATTGTTGATTACGTTCACAACCTAAAACTATATCGGACAGTTGAGCTATAGCGTGACTTCCTCTTAAATGACTAAGAGAAGTTATAGCACCTTCTTCGTGACCATTCTTACCTTCAGGTCTCTTTAAGTGAGACACTAAGATTAATCCAAAATTCAATTCTTCTACTAATGACCTAAGTTTAGTTAAAGTATTATCTATAACTCTTCTTTCACTTTCACCTTCAAGGCCACTAATTAATATAGAGAGGTGGTCAAGTACAACGTACTTACAATCACAACCTCTAACTAAATATCTAATTTTATTTAAAAGATTATTACTTTCCGTAGAACCAAAATGGTCTAGGAAGTAGCATTTACTTTTTATTTTATCAAACTCGGCTTTTAAATTTTTCTCTGAAATTTTTTTACGTTCTTCAGGTAAATGAATTAATTTATTTAAAGGTATTGAAAGTAATCCTCTTATACTTCTAGCTACACTTTCTTCTAATGCTATGTAACCAACAGTATTACCTTTGTTAATTAAATCATAAGCTATCTCACGGCAAACTTGGCTCTTTCCGATACCTGAGCCTGCTGTAAGTGTAACTATTTCACCTACTCTAATTCCTTTAAGTTTATTATTAAGACCTTCCCATATATAAGGTACAGATGACTTACTATCATCACTTATAAGTAAATCCCAAGTATCTTTACCGGATATAATACCTTCAGGCGTATAAGTAGATGCACCCCAAATCGCATCAATGACTTCTTTACCTTTATCATTAACTAACATTTCGTTAGCATCTTTAAGAGGTAATCTACCTATCTTAGCCTTACGAGGAGATAATAATTTTGCACATTCAACTGATGCTTTTTTACCGGCATCATCATTATCAAATAAAAATATTACGTTTTCAAATTTTTCTAACCACTCAATAGATTTCTTTACATACTTCTTAGCTGAAGCACTTCCACTTGGTACAGATACTACCGGATATTTATTACCTTGTATTTTAGAAACTGACATACAATCAATTTCACCTTCAGTAACAATAACCATCTTACCATTATCTCTCCATTTGTTTATTCCAAATAGAGTGACTTCATCCATATCACCAAGCCAAATAAAATCCTTACTAGGAAAACGAATATGTTGTGCAACAAGTTCGTGATTTTTATTATAATATGGTGCTATCTGTACTGGCTGATTATTATATTCACCAGTTTGATAACCAAATACTTTACAAGTTACTTCATCAATTTTTCTTTTTATTAAAGATGTATATTCACCTTTAATCATATTTGTATTCACTTGCTTAACCTCTTGTTTTAATTCATCACTATGTTGGTAAAATTTGCACGAAAAGCAGTAACCGTGACCATCAGAATACCTAGCCAAATTATCGCCAGTAGTATCATACCCATTACTTTGACATTCAGGACAAGGCTCATAAGCAATAAAATCAGCTTCTTCATTCTCGTTCATCACTTGGAAGTAAGTCGCCTTCTATCCAATCCAGCTCAATTTTACTCCATTCTTCTACATCAAATGAAGGACATTTTTTAGTATCACTAAATTTATAATGTCCACAAATCTCTGCCTCAGGATATTTGTTATGTAATTCAGTTACTACATTTTTTAAGGTAGCCCATTGAGCACCTTCAAAATTATCTTCCCACTGTTCTATATTATTTTCAGAAACTCCTCCGACCATAGAGACTGAAATACTATCGTGATTTCTTCCACGACAATGAGCACCTACTTCATCATCTGCTCTTCCTTGTTCTACGCTTCCATCACGTCTAATTATTCTATGGTAGCCACACGACAAAAATCCACGTGCTCTATGCCACTTATCTATTTCTTCTAATCCTATATCCATTGATGGCTTAGTAGCCGTACAATGTATAATTATATATTTAGTTTCTTTTCTTGACATTTTTTATTCCTTTATTCCGGCAACTTTGGTACAAGTTGCACAATGTTGTTTTGATTGTGTTTGAGTTCTTTTATCCATTCGTCAGGTAAAAGTTTTCCAGTTGATGCTATACAATGATATTTAAAGCCTTTAAGCTCACACCATTTAGCATAAGTTGTTTGAGATTTTTTTCCAATACGATTTTTGGAATTTGAAAATACGAAACGAATATCCATAAGAGGATATTGTTGCTTTATGAAGAGATGCTTCTGTCTATCTGCTGTAATAAAGTGTCCTTTAGTTTCAAAAATAATTGAATAATTATTATTTATATCAGGACAACTAAAGTCAGGAGTATACCTAGATGCACGAGCTGGCTTGAGGTAAGAAATTGTGAAATTTTCATAAGCAAATTTAATGCCACTAGCTATAAGAAAATTATTAAATTCTTCCTCAAGTTTGCTCTTGAATTTAGAAGTCGGCTGAATTTGTGGCTTCGGCCACTTCTTCTTCCATTTCATCCGTGCTAACATTCTTCTCAGAGCTGTTTCCATCTGTTTTAGTGAAACCGTGCCCTCCACCATTACTAGATGACCCTTGTACTAAATCTTTCACTTGGACAGATTTAAGTCTTAGAGTTACACCAGCTCCTCCGAGTTGTTGTTTATACCAGCCATAGGGAGTGTAGCTCACCCTCAGATTACTCCCACCCCAAATTTGTAAATCAGGGTCTAACGGTTTTAGTTCATTATCAAATAGAGCTGGTTTCTGCGTAAAGGCTTCTCCATTTTTCTTGTTAAAGCCTTTAGCTTTCATTTTAAAAGAAAAGATGTGTTTACCATCTTCCTTTTTGTAAGAAATATGACTAGATTTAGTCACGTTCTTTTTCTTACTATTTTTCTTCTCATCTTCTAAAGCATTATCAAGAGTTTCATTTATTACTTTTAAAACTTCTTTAGCGTCTTTATCGCCAAGTTCTAACTTTAAATGATACTCACCCTCAGCCTTAAATTTCACGTCAGGTGAATTAAGATGAGGATAAATAGCTTTTCCAAAGGGAGAAGTGTACTTATTTGGTTTTTCCATTGTACCTCCTAGATTGTGGAAAGTTTAGATTGTCTATAGTGTTGTTTTATTAACTTCGCTATCGTAGTTTTATGAGCAAAAATAATCACTATCTAAAACTCCTTTAATATTAAGGTTTCTTAATTTTGGTAGAGGAGGTATCAGATGTCTCTTTTCTTTTGCAACCTGTAGAGTAATTTCTTTACAAAAATCTTCTAACAAATTATTTCCATCAAATATTTCAACAAAAGATTGTCGCACACACGCTTTCATTTTTTCTACGTCAGGTGCTAACACTCCAAAGCTATCGTGAATACAAGCAAAACTATTTATTCCGTTATTAGAGGCTAAACATATAGCCTTCTGTAACATTGAAGCATCAATGGCGTGAATAAAACAGGGAGAAATAGCATTAGCTACTTTTCTGCTATCTATTCTCTTAGTTTCAAATTGTATAGTTACTGGTTTTTGTACCATACTCTCACCCATTTTAGTCCACACTCTTTGCTTTTTCATTTCCATATAATTCATCTGAACAATAAATCCTGTAGGTGTTGTAAATGTAATAGGTATACTTTGTTTAGTTTTAGGGTCTCCGGTAGAAACTAATCTTGATACAGATTGAAGCCATAACATAGCTTCTTTAGCTGATACTATCACTTGTCCAATAGCCTTCCATACTAGCTTAGATAAATAATTTGTAGCTTGAGTTATAGAAGGAATACCTGAGCCATCTTTAAGTTTAGGAAATGGACATTTTTTAATTTTATCTTCTTCCATTTCTTTTAAATGTTCTTCAATATAAGCTCTACAACTATATTGTGTTAATCCATATACGATACACATAGTTACTTTTTTTGTAGTCTTCCTAGTTATCCCATACTCTAACCACATTTTTTTATAAATGGTGTCAGGCATTTCTTCTAATAGAGCTAAAGTTTTATTAGCTACTTCTGCATAAACATCTTGAGGTTTTTCTGTAGCAATTAAATTAGTAGCGTGACCACCAGTTTCATCCCTAAGCATACCTGAAAATATTTGTAGACCTGAGTTAGTACAATCAGAATAACAAGGTAAGTTAGTTATAAATCCAGCTTCTTCACCACTAGCTTTAAATTCTTCCCATTCAAAACAGAACGCTAAAAATTGATAAGGCTCATCAGCCTTAGCCCAAAATTCATAATGGTTATGTGGGTCTTTAGCTGAAGCAATAATAGCTTCTTCATTTTCTTCAACCCATTTAGCTCTATCTTCTAAAGGTCTCTTATCTTCACCATAAGTATTAGCTCCGTGTATAGCTAAACTTCTTAAATCATCATTAGTTTTTAAAGGCTTACCTCTAGCAAATAATAACAACGATTTAGCTAAATCATTACCTTGATAATTAAGAAACATTGGAACACAGTAACAACGCCCACGAAAATCATACTGCATAGGAAAATATATCTCAGGCTCATTTTCATAAGTCTCAGCAACACCTAACAATTTAGTAATTAATAATCTTTTTGATTTTAATGTTGCATTATATTCGTGCACTATAGAGGCTTTTTGTTTCCATTGTTTTCTAGTCTCAGCATTTGTAGCAATATCTTTAGGCTTAGGAGGTAAAGGTGTATCTTCTGTACTAGGTAATTTACCAACGGTACTTCCTTTACCAAATATAGTATTAGCTACTTGGTATACTTTAGTATTAATTTTAAATGCTGTATTTTGCATTATATTAACTGCTTGATACACCTCAGGCATATCCTCAGTTCTATTAGTCATTTCCTCTAGGAAAGCTCTATTTCTACTCTTAAATAAATTATAATGCATCTTATCTGTCCTCCATAATTTTAAATGAGTGAGTTAAGTAACCTCCGTCAAATGGGTTAGTCCATTCTCTAGGTCTAACTAACATAGGCATACGCATTGGTTTAAGAGCTTCACTATGTAATTTTTTCTTTTCAATCCAATTCATAGTTTTCTTAGTAGCTTGAACATAAATAGGCGTATGAAGTCTACCTTCAGATTTCTTTTGTAATTTAATTAATCCATTTTCTGCACCACCAGTAGCAACCATAATTAAATAAATTAAAGTCATACCTAAATGAATTTTATCTTGTTTAGCCCATACACCAAATTCAAGATTATGTTTATTCATAGCATAGACATAAATTCTTTTTTTATATCTATAATTGTTTTTACTCTTCAGCCATTGTTTAGTTCTACTATAAGTCTTAGTATCATTTTCCTGAAAAAATAATAATCTTGCTTCATCCTCAAGAGAGTTACCTATTTTTACTGAGGCCTTAGTTTGAGTACATCCAGTAGTTATGCTATCTAATACAGTTTTTAAAGCTATTAGAGAAACACTACTCCACTTACTAACATCTTTCTTTTCAAGTTCCTGAACAGGAATACACTTAACTAAATATGTTGCACTTGTAGCATACTTTTTGGAAGATGAAGTTTTACTAAATACTTCACTAACAAATTTATCTATGGCTTTATTAAGTCTTTCAATTCCTTCTTGTAATAATTGCTGGCCATAAATTGTTGTACTTTCAGTAGGCTCTTTTTGCTTACCATTTAAAGACTTTAATCGTGATGTTGTTATTTCTTTATGAAACCTATTACGCCCATCTATGAGCATTTTTTGTTCATTCTTTTTCTCTTGTTCTACTCGTTCATACCCTTGCTTTACTTCTTTTACTTTGCTTCCAATTATTATGTTTTCCATATTATATCCTCATAGTTAGTAGTTTAATGTGCATCTGTGCAATAGACTACTACTCTATCGTAGCTATGCACATATTTTGAGACCCTAGAGAATAACGCTTGTATTCATTAGGAATTAACTACCTTTGGGTAGTAGTCTCAGAAGCCTATTAATAGTAGAGAGTTTTTAAGTCTCTTTCCGTCAAATTAATTAACATTTACGTTATTAATTTTAGACTTCATTTAGCTTCGTGCAACTGACGCACACTTTTTGCACTTAGCTCTTCTTCATATTCATCCATTCGTTTACCAATGTTAATAGCATCCTTAGGGAAGAAGTGTATATATTTCCTTGTCGTAGGAGAATTATGGGCGTGTCCTAAATGGTTAGCAATCTGTACTAAAGTAAAACCAGCTTGTGCCATACGTGATGCACAAGTATGTCTACAAGTGTAAAACACCCATTTTTCATCTGTGTTCTTACCTAGCCTATCTCTAACATCATTCCATCTATTATAGAGCTGTCTATAACTGGACATAAAAAATCTTTTTTGATTACTTCTTTTTATCAATATATTCTGACTACGTTTACGTAAACCAACTATACTATCATTACTTGTCTTAGGCCTGTATAAAGCTAAAGTTATTTCACCTTCAGGAGTTCTAATTATATCTTTGGCTGATGCTGTTCTTAGTTCTTCAGGTCTTGCACCAGTGTCAATTAAAGCTATTACATAATCTTTTAAATCTAAAAAGCCTAACTCTTCACACTTCTGTATTATAGCTGTTTCTTCTTCTCTACTAAATGTTTCAACTCTCCCAACTAATTCTTTTTCTCTTGGTACTGTAAAGAAATGTTCTTTAGTTATATACTGGTCACTAAAGGCTTGCTTCAATATCTTATTCATTGTGGAAGCCCTACGATTATTAGTATTAGTTTCTCCAAATTGATTAATATATTTATACCAATCATCTTTAGTTATAGTTTTTAATATTCTATTTTTTCCAAAAAATTTTAAAAAAGAATTATTTATATATCTTTGTTTTCTTCCGTGAGGTGTTTCAACACCATTTTTTGACCATTTATTCTCAGGGTTATTAATAGTATTTTCAAACGCTAGAGCTAAAGTTATTTGTTTATTAGCTCTTATTTTATTTATAGGTTTTCCATCCAGTAATTGTTGTTTAAAATCTTTTTCTGTTTCTTTAGCTTCGTCTTCAGTATTAACTACTTGAGTTAATCTTTGACCCTTCATAGAGACATTAACTCGCCACTTATCATTTTCTAATTTATAGTAACCCATTACTTCCTCACCTTCTTTGGAAATGACGCATACAAATATTCTTTTACTGCTGTATCAATAGCTTCAGGATATTCGTCAGATAATATGTCAAGTTTTTTTTCTGCTTCTTTTAAATTTTTTGAAACTTTAATAATTTTTTTAACTTCTAAATTTGCTTTTTTTGAGAACATTCCATAGTTACCTTTTTTCATATCGTGTTCTAAATCTTTTTGAATTTGTTTTTGTAATTCTACTTGGCTCATTTTCTTACCATCTTTAATACTCGTTCACCATCTGCGTTCATCATTCTAGCAAAGTCTTTACCCTTCTCAGTTAAAATAATATCTTTATACCTTCTGTCTGTAGCACTTTCTTTTAATTTAATTAAACCTAAGTACATTAAGTTATCATTGTTTCTGCTTAACGTAGCTGAGTTAAATTTAAAATCATATCTGCGATATAAAGTTTCATTAACATT